CTTTCGGTTTCGTGAAGTGTTTACGCGGCGAGATAGGGTTTGCCATTAAAACATAGCGGCACTCGTCGTATATATGATCCTCCGTGTTTGTGTCAATGTCCTCGACGTTCGATTCATCATACACAAGTGAAGGTATCGTTCTTATAAAGTGTTTGCACGTATTGAAGATCTGAAACATCGGCTCTCCGTTTTCGTCGAAGGCGAACCGGTAGTGGTATTGCATTTTGCCGGCGAGACGGTTGTTTTCTCCCGGCATAAACTGAATGTAGTTTGGGTGCTTGCACATAATGTCTGCTATGCTCTCACCCCTTGACGTGTCCCAGATTGACGGATCCGCAATACCTATAACCTTATGGCCTCTTATGTTTGGATCCTCTTCTTCGATTGCTCTGATATTTGCTGCCTGCCTTGCAGGATCTAGCTCTAGCCCCTTGTTCGGCTCTCCGGTGCACCCATAATATTCGCGGATCCGATATATCTTCCCGTTCGGATCTGCTGTGTACCAACCGACCGAGAAAGGTTTTGCATATCCGAAATCGTACCCGCGCCAGATGTTCCAGTATAACGGTACCTCGAAAGGTTCGATAACGTGCGTCCATTTTCTGTCTACGTAATGTTCCGGATCGTTTACCCACTCTCTGAAAACCTGACCGCCGAACGAATCCCAGTTGCCATAAAGAAGGGCTTGCCGTTGTGCCTCCGGTAGCATTGCCAGGGATCCGATATAGCCAGGATCGTTTTCGAGAAGGGCCTTGTTGTCAAACACTGTCGCCGGTATGAAGGTTCTGTCCTTCTCTACCGTGATAATCTCGCCTTCCGGCGTTGTGACTTCCTGCTTCTCTACAATTCTTGTTTCCGGTGGTGCTGCTGTTATGAATCTATCCTTTATCCAGGCGTGGCCTATCCCTCCAGGGTTTGCCGTCGCTCTGATATAGGCTATGGTTCCTTTTCCCGTCGGACGGTTTCGGGAAAACATATACGAATACTCGTCCCAGGTGAAGTGTTCTAGCTCGTCGAAGCCTACAAAATCGAAGGCTTGTCCCTGATACTTTTCGAGATCCTTTACGTGCTGCATATTACCGAAAGTGATCGTCGCTCCGGACGGAAAGGTCCAGGTGTGTTCTGTCGAGTTGTACTTCGCCTTCGGTGAAGCCTTCTTATAAAGGTACCTTGACCGTGAGACAAGCTCTCTCGTTTGCGGGAATGTTTTTCGAAATATGATCCCCTTATAGTGTGGTATATGGATCTGCCGCAAGGCCTCTGTCAGCATAGCGTCTGTCTTGCCGCCTCCGGCAGCGCCGCCATATAAAACCTCATATTCACTGCGCGCCTGAAACGCTGCTTGTCTCGCTTGTGGTTTCCACGGTGTTTGTTGCTCCATTTACCGGCTCCCTCTGTGCTATCATCAAGAAATCTGTGATCTCTTCTATGTCTTCGCGTTCGATCAGCTTTTCCTTCCATACGTCCGGCTTTCTATTCTTCAGCCAGAATATCTGCGCTCTGACGTCCGGCTTGTTGTACTTCTTCACCGTTATTATCTCCGGCCTTGTCTCTCCGCCCGGATCCCTTGTCATAACCACGCGCTCTTCTTCCGAGTAGAATCCGACCGCCCTTCTGTATAAAGCGTTCTCGACGCGAATATCTGCAACCTCTTTCCCCTGCTCTATGGCTTCCTTTAATTCCGGGTGCTTGTTCTTATAGGTGTTTAATGTCTGACGGCTGATTCCGAGATTTTGCGCTATGTCGTCAAGGGTGAGGCCATTCCTGGCCCACCCCTCGATAACGTCTAGCTTCGGTTGTACTATCTCTTCATACCGTGATTTTCTCGCCATATTAAGCCTCGAATGGTTCTCCCGTTATTTCTTCGTACTCTTCCGGTGTCAGTGTGCCGAGCTCCGTCAGTCTGTGAAGCTGCTCCTTCGTGCAGCCTCCGCGCTCATATCTTTTCTTGTACTTCTCGAAATACTTTGAATGTTTCATTGTTTACCCTCCTATCTTTTCTTCGAGCTCTGTGAGCCGAATATCCATATCTGTCATATCCTGATCCTTTTCGATCAGATCGATTTCAAGATCTGTAATATTCTGCTCTAACTTTTCCGGTGTCATTCTGTCTCTTACCTCTTTTAGAGGCGTGCAAAAGATCTGTTTCATAGGTCCTCCTTTATGAGAACGAGAATCCGTAGTCTTTACAGTACACCCGTTCTGTTGCTGCGCTCTTTGTGATTGTTACTCTCACCGCCACGCCGAAGTCTGCCTGCGGCGTGTTTGTGAATTCATATACTTCGTTCGCCGTTACTGCTGACGTTGCGTCTTCCCACGTCGGAGATACTGCGTTCGCGTTGTTTGTAACCTCGACCTTTAGTGTCGGACTTCCGGTCTTCACGTAATCAATAACGAAATGGATCTTCTCTGCCGCCGCGTCCGTCGTTATCGCGTCCGAGTAGAACTGAAGTTTATCGTATAGTTTCGTGAAGGTCCAGGTCCTCGAAGCTGTCTGCGATTCCGCGTTCGTTGCCGTGATGTTTAATGTGTGCTGCGTTTCGTCTGCCAGGTTATCCCAGGACGAAAGATCGAACGTAATATCCGAATCGAGCGTGACACCGGTTCTTGTCTGTGTCGTCTCATTGTCGATCTTCTCCACTACATTTACGGTTGTTTCCGCCGTATCTGATACCTGGTATGTGAGAGAAGGCGTGATCCAGATGTTGCCCTTGTCTTCGTCGGATCCACTGATCGATACTTCGGAATTAACGCGCGTGAATGTGATGTTTACCGTCGTCGTCGCGTTGTTTGAATCCGTGGCTGTAATCGTTATCGTGTGCGCTCCGGTTGCAAGGCTTCTGAAATCCGAATTACTTATCGCGTAATTATAGGGGATTGTCTGATCCACTGTGAAATCCGATACCACCGTCGTTCCGTCAAGCTTTATGTTCGCTGTCACTGTGTCACCGTCTGCGTCCGTGATTGAATAATCGATCCCGAATCCTTTGTTCTTGTCTCCGAGAGCTGTCGAATCTACGGTGATTGTTGGCGAAGCGTTCCACTCGATCACATACGATCCGTCCGGCTGTGTTGAAAGCATAACAGAAGACGAAAGCACATAAGCGGGCGAGACGCCAATGTCCCCGTCGTAAGCGCTGCTGTAGCTGAGGCTGCCGTCGGTGTACACACTCCGCGCAAAGTACGAGTTGCCGGAGTAAGGCGTACGAAGCCACCAACGCCAGGGCGACGTCGCGCCAGTATAATTTCCTTCTGCTCCCGGTAAAAGATTTTTAAGTCTTCTGGCGTTTGTGTTGTCCGCCTGATAAAATGCGTATATACTGCCTTCTGCTACGTTGTTTTCGTTTGCCAGGCCTACCTCTGTTGTTGAAAGAAGGAATAACTTCGAAGATACGCTCTCATAACCGCCGCCATCTGTGACGGTATTCTTTGCTGTCACTTTCGATACGGTCTGAAGCGCCGCTTTAAGGTCTGCCGAAAAGTTTGAAAGGAATCCGGCTTCTGTGTCGTACGGATTGACCGGTGTTCCCGACTGCGCCCAGACGTTCGAAGAATCCGGCTTCTGATCTGCGGTGTGCTGCGCCGTGTACCAGGCGTTAGCTGCGCCGTCCGAATTAAGCCACTGTAAAAGGTTCGAATATAGGTATCTGTTGTTGCCGTAATTCTGTCTGTTTGAATCTGAATTGTTCGGTTCCTTCGCGTCGAAACATTTCAGCGTAATAATATCCTTTGCTTCGAGTGACGTCGTTCCCTGGCCGTCGTGGTTATGTCCAAGTACGCGCCACTGCAAGGTATTTCCGTTATATGTTGTTCCAGTGTCTTTGATGATTGCGCCGACCTCTGCGTCTGACAGCGGCTTTTTCGTTGGTCCCTGCCACTCGATAACGTATGCTCCGTCTGAATCCGGCGTATCTGAAACCTTCACAGAAGACAAAAGCACATAAGCGGGCGAGACGCCACGGCTCCCGCCGTAAGCGCTGGTGTCGCTGAGGCTGCCGTCGGAGTCCACACGCCGCGCACGGCGCGAGTAGCCGGAGACAGGAGTACGAAGCCACCAAAACCAGGCTGAAGACGTGTTGAAGCTTCCGCTGCTATAATCGGATTCTGATACCGCCTCCGCCGTCGGATATTTCTTCCTTCTATCGTTTGTGTTGCTTGCTGAATAATACGCATAGATCGTACCTTCTGCTATGCTGTTTTCGTTGGCAAGGCCTACTTCCGTTGTTGAAAGAAGAAAGACTTTACTTGCTACACTTTCGGATCCGCCGCCATCTGTGACGGTGTTCTTCGCTGTCACCTTCGATACCGGCTGCAAGGCTGCCTTTAACTGCTCCGAAAAGCCGTTCAAAAAGCCCGGCTTGTTTGTGTATGCGTTATAGTTTGTGTCTGTATCTTTTGTTGTCGGCGCCTGGTCGTACTGGTGTTTTGCGGAATACCACTCACCCGCTGCCGCGTCTGAATTAAGCCACTGTAACAAATTCGAGTAAAGGTACCTATTGTTTCCG